ATATAGGAATAACCTAAGAGAATGGTAAATAGTCTAGTTGTAGCACTGGTTGCAATAATGGTAAATAGTATGTTACATTTGTTAATATACTATCTACTAATTAGTGGTAAAATCTAAATGAAGGAGTAGAAATGGTTAAAGCAGTATTAATTTCAATAGCAATGGTTATAGGATTTAGTGGATGTAGTGTAGCTTACCAATGTATAAACCCTATGGGTACAGATGCTGGTATAGTTATATGTGAAGACGTAAAAGTACTAAAAGGGGTTAAGTGATGTTTGGTGTAATAATGAAATATATAGGTGTATACTTTATTGAGAAGTATGCAGCTGATGCAGTAGAATTAGGTGCTAGAAAACTAGTTGAAAGTACAGACAATGGTATAGATGATAAACTATTAGAGGTGTTTCTAGATGAAGCAGTTAAGAGTAAAAGAAACAACTTAACTTCTGAATTAAAACAAGTAATCATAAATAAGATAAGAGAGTAACTATGAACAGAAGAGCATATGATAACTGTAAAGCAAAACTAGACATATCAGCTATAAATAAAAGGCTTGATTTAGGTAAAGACAAGATACAGGAGTTAAGTGATAACCTAACAGCAAATAACAAAGAGATTATGACAAATAGAAAGTGGGATAAACTAATTTTCTTAATGTCAGCTATCTCATTAGTTATAAATTTAATAAGGTAGGTAATATGTTAGATAATCTTATAACTGCATGTGAAGCAGTACTAGCAATAACAATAGTGTTCGGTATAAGTAAATCAGAGTGGTTTCAAAGTATAATAGCAGGGTAAATAATGGAAAAAGAAAAGCATAGCATAATAGAAGATAAAATAGTATTAGTTAAAAAATATGGTGTAATAGGTATATTAGCTTTGCTATTTCCTTTTGTTGAACCGATAATAAGTAAGTATTTAGAAGAGTATAACACAGCTAAGTATGAGAAAGTAAAGCTAGATTTTGCAAACCTAGTTTCTTCTAAAGACAATAGACTAAAAACTCCTACACTTATAGCAGTATCTAAACTAGCTGTAGGTAAACAAAGTATACATAAAGTAGAGGCTATTAGAATGATACTCTATAGCTATAGTGATTTAGATAAGAATAGTAATAGAGTTAAATTAGCTATTAGAAATGAGTTATATAAGCAAAGTGACGTGTATATAAAGTTTCTTAATACTTTGGCTCCACATCCAAGTGTTGGATATATAGGTGAGTATATAAGTAATAACTTTGATATGGAGGTGTTTTTACAAGGTATATATGCCATAGTATTATCAGACTACAGTATAGAAATGAAGTGTAATGACCTAATGCAATATATGCTTAGTGAGCAAGAAGTGTTCTTTAATGAACTAATAAATAAAGTAAATAATAAGGATTAGATATGTATTACTATGGTTTAATAGGTGGTAAGTACCACTTAGAAGAAATAGCATTTAAGGTATGTGATATATTAGGTAATGGTTCAAATAATGTAGCTCATAAGTTACTTGTAGAAACTGCAGGTGCTGAAACTCACTTTGGTACTTATAAAGATAGTACTTTAGGTGCTGGTATGGGTATTACTCAATTTGACCATTTACCTTTTGAAGATGTTAAAGCTAGAACCAGAATGCATCATAAGAAAGCATTAATAAAGTCTATGGATATAGATATTGACTTGGTTCAATGGGAAGAGCTAAGATATAATCCTCTATTAGCTATGATATTTACTAGATTAAAGTACAAGTTAGTACCTGAGGAAATACCAGAGTTATTAGAAGATAGAGCTAAGTACTGGAAGAAGTACTATAATACTGAAGCAGGTAAGGGTAGTGTTGAGCACTACTTACGTAATAACAGTACTAGTGTGTAAGCTAAGAGTAATCTAAGCATAGATATAATAGGCAAAATATGAGGATTGTACATGATGAAAGCTAAAGAAATACTAAAGATAATGAAAGGTGACTTAAAGAGTGCAGAGCAATCCAGAGAGGATCAAGATGCACTCATTGAGACACGGAAGAAAGAATATGCAGGTGAACCTTATGGTAATGAAGTAAAGGGTAAATCTCAAATAGTAAGTAGAGATATAAAGAAACAAGATGAGTGGCAACATGCTACACTCAAAGATCCATTTGTAAGTACTCCAGATATAATTAAAGCTTACCCTGTAACATTTGAAGATAGAGCAGCTGCTAGACAAAATGAACTAGTACTTAATACCCAATTTTGTAGACAGTTTAATAGGTTCTCATTTATGACTAAAGCTATTAAAGTACTTACAGTAGAGGGTACATGTGTTGTTCAAACTGGTTGGGAATATGAAGATGAGGAGATAGAGGTAGAAGTACCTATGTTCATGACTAATAATATAACAGGTGAGCGTATACCTATTGGTTCAAGAATAGAAACTCAGACCAAGATTATAAGGAATCAACCTACTGCTAAAGTCTGTAGGAATGAAGATGTATTTATTGATCCTACTTGTCAAGATGACTTAGATAATGCTCAGTTTGTTATTTATAGGTATGAGACAGACTTAAGTACTTTAAGAAGTGATGGTAGATATAAGAATCTGGATAAAGTAGCGAAGATGAGTGAAGGTGATCAGGTAGCAGATACAACTGCTGATTGGGATTACGATAGTGAAGATGAGACAGAGTTTGAGTTTACAGATGAACCAAGAAAGAAAATAGTAGTGTATGAATACTGGGGTAATTTAGATGTTAATGGTGATGGTATAGCTGAACCAAGAGTATGTGCATGGGTAGGTAATACCATAATTAGAAATGAAGAAAATCCATTTCCTGATGGCAAAGTACCATTTATAGCTGTACCATTTAGTTCAGTACCATTTAGTATATATGGTGAAAGTAATGCTGATTTAATTAGTGATAGTCAAAAAGTAAAGACTGCAATGCTAAGAGGTATTATAGATAGTATGGCTTCTGCTAATAATGGTCAGAAAGGTATCCCTAAAGGTGCATTAGATGACATTAATAAGAAGAGAGCTTTAAGTGGTAAGAACTATGAGTACAATCCCGGAGCAGGTCAAATAATAGAGAGTACGTATACACCTATACCTAGTTCTGCATATGACACTATTAACTTAATGAATAATGATATAGAGAGTATGACAGGTGTTAAAGGATTTGCAGGAGGAATAAGTGGTAACTCACTTGGTTCAACAGCTACAGGTGCTAGAGGTGCTTTAGATGCTACAAGTACTAGAAGACTAAATATAGTTAGAAATATAGCAGAGAACTTAGTTAAACCTCTTATGAGAAAGTGGATGGCATATAATGCAGAGTTCTTAGAAGAGAGTCAAGTTATGAGGATAACTAATGATGAGTTTGTTGAGATTAAGAGAGATGACTTAGAAGGTAATATAGATATAGACATACAAGTTACTACTACAGAGGATAATGCTGCTAAGGCTCAAGAGTTAGCATTCTTAATACAAACTATGGGTCCTAATGAAGATCCTCAAATAAGAAAGCTTTTAAGAGCAGAGCACTTGAGGTTAATGAGACTCCCAGATGCTGCTAAGTTAATAGAGGAATATGAACCACAACCTGATCCAGTAGCTATGAAAATGCAAGAGTTACAGATAGCTAAATTAGAGGCAGAGATAGCTAATGAAAGAGCTAAAGGTATGGAGAATGCAGTAGATGTAGAACTTAAAAAAGCTAAGACTCAAAGTGAACTAGCTAAAGCAGCAGTATCTAAAGAAGATGCAGATATGAAAGCTTTACAGTTCTTAGAGAAAGAGAGTGGTGCCGATAAGTTACATGAGTTACAGAAGCAGGAAGAAAAAACTAGAGGTGATATTCTTAAAGAGAGAGCCAAGAGTCTAAATAAACAATTAGGAGCTATGTAATGGAAGAAACCTTAGAAATAGTACTAGATACTTTAGAGAAACAGAATAGTAAGTTACTTAAGTTGGATCAACTAATAGGTGCTAAGGCATCTACTAGTGATATAAACAAAGAAGTCAGTAAACTAACTAAAGAGTTAACTAAAATAGTTACTGATAAAGTAAGTAAGATTAGAGTACCTAAAGATGGTATAGATGGTAGAGATGGTCGTGATGGTAAAGACGGGAACCAAGGAATAGTAGATTATAAGTACGTAGAGAAGTTCATACAAGACGATATAAGTAAGTATGTAGATAAGACTATTAGTAGTATACCTAAAGAAGTAAAGAAGTACGTAGATGCTCAGGACTTTAGAGGTGCTCCAGGTAAAGATGGTGTAGATGGTAAACCAGGGATAAATGGTAAGAATGGTATTAATGGTAAAGATGGAAAGAATGGTAAAGATGGTAAAAGTGTAAGTATTAATGAGTTAGAGAAGTTAGTAGAGAAGTATACTAATACTAAACTAGAGAAACAAGTTAAGAAAGAGTTACCTACATTTGCTGCTAGTGCTAATCAAGCTACTAGTCAAATAGTACCTGCTATAAGTAGTAAACAAGCTAAGATTAGTAATCCTCAGAGTGGACAAGTATTAAGTTTTAATGGTAGACAATGGGTAAACAGCGAACCAAATAGTGGAAATGAAATAGAGACTCTAACTAGTACTGGTTCAATAGATACACGCATGTATGCTTCATTTATAAATGCTAGTAGTGATATAGAGATAAGTATTCCTACTGCTATAGGTGAAACAGGTAAAGTAGTTAATATTAAGAGAATTGATAATACAAGTAGTACAGTTACTATTATTGGTTCAGAGTTGATAGATGATAGAAGTGAGTTTTTACTAGGTAACTTAGAGAGTGTCAAGTTAATAAGTAATGGTTCACAGTGGTACATAATATAAGGAGAGTACATGAGTTATTTAAAAAACAGTAAGATAGTGGACGGATTAGGTAATGAGGTAGAAGTAGGGTTATTTGGTGGATTAAAAGTAAGCAATGCTTCTCCACAGATTTCATTAACATTTGATCACCCATTGAGTTCTAGAAGAGTTAAAACTAGTGGCAGCCCTCAAGCACAGTTTAATAGATCACTACTAAAAGTGAGTGGAGATACTAATGATGTAGTAAGAACTATGTCTGCATTAAGGTATAAGACTGCTCAGACTATAGAGACATACTTCACAGCAGGGTTTAATGGTACATATACAAGTGGTACTACATACATAGGGTTATATGATGTATATGATGGGGTATTTATAGGGTATAAAGACGGTGACTTTGTAGTAGGTTATAGGAATGTATTTGGATCAAGTACTGCAAGTTGGGATGGTACAAATGTTATTAACCCTGAACCAGATGTATTACAGGTAGTCAGTGCTCCAGTAAATGTAGACAAGATAACTAGGTATAGAATTAGGTTCGGGTATTTAGGTGTAGGTAATATTAGCTATGAGTATTTTGATGGAGATAAGTGGGTATTACTACATACTTTTAAAACAGATAATAACTTACTAGATAGAACTCATGTTGGTTCAGCAGTACTTACTATGAAGTGTGAGAGTAGTCATGCAGGTTGTTTTGTATTAAGTGGTTCTTGGAATGCTCAAACATATGGTAATGATACAGGTCTACAAGATGAACCATTCTTTAGTGATGGTGAGAGGGCGGTTGCAGGGGATGTTGCTGGATTACCTGTTGTAGCCTTTAGAAGTATGAAGACATTTGGAAACTACCCTAATAAAGTAAGAAGTAGGTTACTTAATGCTGAATTTAGTACTGGTTCAGAAGGACTATACAAAATAGAAATGTATATATTTCCTGAAGGTACTATAAGCGGTACTTGGACAGCTATTGATTCTGGTAGTGTATTGGAGTATAATGATACTGTAAACTTAGTTGATATTACAGGTGGATTAGCTGCAGGTAGGAGAGTATTTAGTACTAATCTAGCAGTACCTTCAAGTGGTACAGGTGTAGCTAGTGTATCTCTTGACTTTGAGAAGTTAGGTGTTAAAGCTAATCCTACAGATGAGTATGTGATTGTTAAAAGAGAGTTAGTAGGTGGAGCAGGGGATGCTATTACCTCATGGTCTATTGCATATCAGGATTTATTCTAATGAATAGTTTAGCTTATGGTTCAGGAGAGGGTAATACTATTACTCACTTCTATGAAGGTAAAAAGAAAGGAAATAGTATGAAGAAAAAGAAGAAATGTAATAAAGGAAGAAGTAATGGAAAGTCTAGCAAATAGTCAAGGTATGCAAGAAGAGTATAGTAAAGTGTTAATGGCATTACAAGATGGTGCTGACCCAAGAGCATTAATAGATTCTGGTGTTAATCCTGATATAGTTAAACAAGCTGTACAAGACACTATACAGGTCGAAGAGAACCAAATGAAGTATGGACAGGTTAATGTGCCTGAAGCATCTCTAGCGTATGCTAGGTAGTAATTAATTAATTCTTAAGAATTTAGTTAATATAATGCAGTCATGACCAAGCAACCTATGTCATTAAAAGAATGTTAGATTATTAAACAATTAGGAAAGGACCTTTAACATGAGTATGATGATTAAAGACAAACCAAATACTAACTTAATGGACAACAATGAGTTAGCGGCTGAGCTATATGAGGCTTATGAGAATTTGAGTAAGAATAAGGACTTTGAAGTTCTTATTGAGAAAGGGTTTATGACAAACTTTGCAGAGAACCAATTAGGTATGCTAAGTACAAGTACTGGAGACGGTAGGAAAATGGTAGAGGATACTCTATTAGGTGTGAGTGTACTAAGTAGATGGTTGATGACTGTAGAAATGTTAGGTAGTAAAGCTAAGATAGCACTTGAAGAAGGTGAGAAAGCTGAAATGACAGGTGAAGATGTACCTACACTTGAAGAAGAAGTAGGAGTGTAGTATGGGTGATAATCCATTAGCGGAATTTGGGGATATGTCCCCAGAGGAAGAAAGAGCTTGGATGATGGAAGATGATGAGTTAGAGAAAGCATCATTTGAAGAAAAGCATGCNAGTGTTGATGAAGAAGAGGAAGTAGAAGATACGGAACAATCTGATGAAGCTGAAGAGGAAACAGAGGAAGATCTTGACGAAGATGAAGATACTGATAATGAATCTGATGATGATGAGGACTCCGATACTGTAGATGAAGAAACTGATACTGAAGACTCTGAAGGTGCTGATGAACCAGAAGAACAAACTGAAGTTGAAGAGAAAACAACTACTACTGAAACCCTACGACCAGTAAGAGCTGATGGTATGGATATACCAGTTAAGTCACTTGATGAAGTGTATCAGATGGCTAGTATGGGAGCTAACTATAAGAAGAAAATGGCAGACATTGCTCCTTATAGAAGAATGGTAAGTGCAGCTAAAGAGCATGGACTTACTGATGCAGATATAGGACTATTAATTGATATTAAGAGAGGTGATGAAGCTGCAATAGCGAAAGTTATTCAGGATAGCAAGATAGACACTCTAAGTTTAGACGAAAATGTAAAATATGAGAGTAAGCTCTATGGTGAAGATGAAGTAACTGCTAATCTTAAAGAGATTGAGAAGAGTATATCTAATGATCCAGAGTATGCAACTACTGTTAAGGTNGTNAATNACTTATGGGATAAAGAGTCTCAAAGTAAACTAGCTGAGAACCCAAGAATGATCCAAGGATTACATAATGACATTAAGAATGGTATTTATGAGAAGGTAGCTCCAGAAGCTGCTAGATTAGAGTTCTTGGATCAAGGTAGAAAGTCAAAGTTAGAATACTATATTGAGGCTGGTAGAATCTTAAGTGAGCAACAAGTTAAAAGGGCTGAGCTTGAGAAAGCAAATAAGGTGCAAAGAGAGAAGTCAGTTAGTAAGAAGCGTAGAGCTGCTGCTACTACTAAATCAAAGGCAACAAAACAAAAGACTAAAGAACCAGATTTTGTGAATATGTCAGATGAAGAATATGACAAATTCTATAAACAGGTAATGATGTCTTAATGACTATAATAAGGAAATAACATGAGTCACGTATATGGTAATGGTACTAATAGTACTTCAGGTGCAAACACAATAACACATCACTATGATAGAGCAGGTGTAAAGGCTGCTACAGCTAATTTAATTTATGGGCAATTTGCAGATAGTAAATCTATGCCTCAAAAGTATGGTAAGACATTTAAAATCTCTATGTGGGAACAAATTTTAGATGGTGCAGGTGTTNCAGNTGCTGGTCTAAATAAAGATGGNGATGCTTCAGATGGTAATCTATATGGTTCAAATAGAGATATTGGTAATATTACATCAGGACTTCCAGTACTTGGTGAAGGTGCTAATGACGTTAATAGAGTTGTAGTAACTAAGAAAACTGGTGAAGTATCGTTTAATAGATTTGGACTGTTCTTAGAGTACACTGATGAAGTTGAGCTATTTTCAGAAGATAAAACTCAAATGATATATAGAGAGATGCTAGGTGATGCTGCTAAGCAAGTTAATGAAGACCTTATCCAAAAAGATATGCTAAGTGGTGCTAATGTGTATTATGTTGGTTCAGCTACTTCAAGAGCTACTGTAGGTCAAGATACTACAGATACAGGTGCGGTGACAATGATGATGCAGATTCAGTTATTGGTTATGATGACGTAAGAAAGATTGTTGCTACTCTAGTTTCTAATAGAGCTAGAAAGTATACTTCTATTGTTACTGGTTCAACTAAAGTAGATACTAAAACTATTAATGCTTCATACATTGGTATTGTTGGTCCTGAAATTAAGTATGACTTACAAGGTGTTGCTGATATGCACTCAAGACCTGCATGGATTCCAGTTAACCAATATGGTTCAGCTGCTACATTACTAGACCAAGAAGTTGGTGCTATTGATGAAATGAGATTTATTGANTCTGAGAGAGCTATGAAGTTTATTGGTGCTGGTGCTGCTATCCCTGCTGGATATACAGGTACACTTGCTAATGATGGATCAAAATTTAATGTTTACCCAATTCTATGTCCAACTGAAGGTGCGTTCGCAACTGTAGGTCTACAAGGATGGGGAAAAATGAAGTTTAAATCTAAAGCTCCAGGTGCTGTTGAACAAGCAGATAAATTTGGTCTTAAAGGTTTCTTCTCAGTTAATTGGTTCTATGCTGGTATTATACTAGATCAATCTAAGTTACTTAGAGTTGAGACATGTGCAACTGATATTGGTATTGGTCAATACGGTTCAGGTGGAATAAACACTAACGGTCCAGCTACAATGGCTGATGTAACTGCATAGTTATAGGTGAGAGAGGGTAACACCTCTCTTTAACGTGAGCGGAGTAAACGTCCGCTATATAAATAATCTCATAGTTTTAAGGATATAAATATGGAAATAAATAGAGAAGACTTGGAAATCCAAGCAAAAGAATTAGGTATTAAGTTTAACAGTAGAATAGGTGATGATAAGTTACAAGCTAAGGTAGATGCAGTTCTAAATGGTGAAGTAGAGGTAGAAGATACTGAACCAAAAGTAGTAATAAAAGATAGTACTAATATTAATGACGGATATGATTTAGACTTAGAAGTTACTCGGACTAATAATAGAATTAAAAGACCTACTACAAAATTAGATAAAAGAAGGGAGATTATACAAAGAGGACTTAAAAGAAGTAAAGTAATTGTATATAACAATGACCCAAAAGAGAGAGAAATGAGTACTACTTACAGTGCAGTAAGAAACAGTTTCTTTGGAGATGCTAGAGTTATACCTATTGGTAAAGAGTGGTGGTTACAACAAATACATATAGATAACCTTAAAAGTATTGAGATACCTGCTATGGCTAAGGACAGAGAGGGTAATGTTATACCTAATGGTAGAATGACTAAGAAGTTTACAATAGACATCTTAGAGACAGATGAAGAAGCAGCTAAAGCAAGATTAGCTAAACAAGCAAAGTCTTAATATAGAGCCTCCACATAGTTGGAGGTTTTATTATTTAGACATAAGGAGTTTAATAATGGGTACAGTAACATTTGAACCATACGATTATGGGGTAGCACAGACATATAAAAAGACTAGGTTCTTTAGAGATACACTAGATAGTTTAGGTGCAAGTACAAGCAGCACAATTACTAATGGTGCAGGATTGACCCAAGTACCTATGTATACTAATGAGGATGCAAAAACTACTTCTCAAGTTACTAGTAGAAGTTATGAGATATACATAGATGAGACTGAGGATGCTTCACCTACAGAAGTACAGAGATTAGCTAGAATAACTACTGATTCTAGTAAGACAGTAACTGATGGTTATGACGTATACGTTAGCAATGTTAGCCCTTCAGGTACACTTTTAAGTGAGTGGGATTTAACCTTTATAAACTTACATGCAAATTCTAAAGACTTTGTAATTGTAGTAGTAGCGGAGGATGTATAGTATGGCAGATATAACAATAGAAGATTTAACAGATGGTACATTAACTGGTTCAGGTGTATTTGATAAGCTTATGGACGCAGTAACTGCTCACCTAGATGATCAGTACTCTAAGAATAGAATTAAAGGTCCTGACTATGCAAATGTATATCTTGGATCCATGCAGAGTGTAATAGCACAGTCTATGCAATTTATACTAAGTGAAAAACAGATAGAAGCAGATATAGCTATTAAAGAGAAAGAGTTAGAGATTAAGTCTGCTCAATTAAGCTTGACAGAAAGGCAAATATCTAAGGTAGAGAATGATATTAGGTTAGCAACTAATGAGGATGCTAGAAGAGAATCTATAACTACTAAAGAGTTAAGTTTAAAAGATGTTCAAATAACTGAAAAAGCTAGGCAAGTAGTTAAAGTGGAAACTGATATAGAGGTAGCTAAAGATGAAAATACAAGAAGAAATGCTACTAATATAGTGGATATAGCTATTAAGCAAGCACAGAAATCAGTAACTGAAAGACAGGCTAGTAAAATAGAAACTGATATAGCTAACAGTATTAAAGAGAGTGATAGAAGAGATGCCCTTAACCAAGAAGAAGTTGAAAATAAACAAGCTCAAAGAAGTGTTACACAGAGACAAGCTAGTAAAATAGAGAAAGATATAGAACTATCAGAAGCTAATAAATTAGAAATACTAGCGAGTACTTCTAGAAAAGATAAAGCAAATGATGTACAGGTAACTCTACAAGAGAGAGAAGTTTCACTTAAAGAAAAACAAATAGATACTATGGAAAGAGATATGCTTAATAAAGAAGCAGACACAGCTGTTAAAATTAAAGTACAAGAGAGGCAAGTAGCTAAAACTGAAGCTGATATAGCATACACTAATAACCAAAGTAATCAACTAACTGCTCAAGTACTGCATAATAGAAGAATAAAAGCATTAGAGGCTAATGGGGATATGCTAGGTGTATTAGGTGCTGGTGGTATAGTAGCTCCTGCACAAATGTGGACGGACTTCTTTAATGTGTACTACAGTTTAGTTAAAAATGAAGCTGTAGATGATAATGACGTGGTACAACTTACGAGTGCTATAGATACTACAGACTTTACAAGTATATAGGCTTATATAATGGCAATATCTAAAGAAACTAAA